GAGTCAGTCAACAGAAGATCGAACTTAAGTTCTATGCTGAATTCAAGACAAAACATTAACGAAAGCAAGCAAAGCAAGGATCCATTTATGGAGAAAATGCAAAAGCTTGCGGGCATTAAAAAATAATTTAAGGAGATTTAAAATGTCTATTATTGAAACTCTGACAGAGGGCATTGTTAACCGCAATATGGAACAAGAAGGTGCTGCTCTGTTAAACAAGTGGACTCAGACCGGTCTTTTAGAAGGTCTTAGTGGCACACAACAACAAAACATGGCTGTTCTTCTCGAGAACCAAGCTAAGTCTTTGTTGAAAGAAGCAAACGGAATGGGCGATGCTGGATCAATTGAAGGTTTTGCTGCTGTTGCTTTCCCAATCGTTCGTCGTGTATTCGCCGGATTGATTGCTAACGATCTTGTAAGTGTTCAGCCGATGTCATTGCCATCTGGTCTGATCTTCTTCCTTGACTTTACTTTTGGATCTGAATTGAACGATGCTGATGGTCCTGATTCTAGATTTGGTAACGTAACTACACAAAACGGTGCTTCTATCTATGGTACTGATGCTGTTGGTTCTCAAATCACCGGTGGTGTTAACTTGGTTGGATCTCTTGGAGAAAACCTCTCAGGTCCTCGCGAGTCTGTTGGTTATGCATACGCTTCACCTCAAACTTTGGAAAATGTTACATCTTCTGCTTGCTCTGTTGGAGCTAACGTTGCCATCTCTGCTTTAACCGAAGCTCAAAAGAAACTAATTAAGTTTGACCCTGATGTTTTAGCTGAAACTTCTTCTAATCTTTTAGAGATTAAAATTCCTGAGTCTGAATTTACAAACCCAGACTTGGATAATCTAGCTGCATTTAATATCTCTGGATCTGCTTTGCCTGATATCGATAACACTAATACCTCAAGTGATACTGATACCAAACTTATTCGTCGTCTAACAAGCACTGATGGAACAGACATTAGTTTCTTCTTTGTGTCCTCAAATGCAACTCTCTTGAGTTACAGTGTCACCAACCATGCTGTTGCTGGGGCTTCTTTCTTGCAAGTTGATCACCCAACAAAAGATGCTGCTACTGCTAGCACAAACGCAGCTGCTGGAGCTCTTGATACATTCTCAATGTTGCTCGAAGACACTGGTGCAATCCCAGAGATCGACATCAAGGTGGATTCAATCGCTATCACAGCACAAACCAAAAAGTTGAAAGCAAAGTGGACTCCTGAATTAGGACAAGACTTGAACGCTTATCACAACATTGATGCTGAAGTAGAGCTGACTTCTATCTTGTCTGAGCAAATTGCTCTTGAAATCGATCGTGAGATTCTTGCTGACCTTGTAAACGGTGCAACTGCTGCTACTTACTACTGGTCTCGTTCTCCTGGTTTGTTTGTAAACAAGCAAACTGGTGCTGAGCTTGGTGCAACTTCTGCTGCTCCTGACTTTACCGGAACTGTATCTGAATGGTATGAAACTTTGATTGAAACAATCAATGATGTTTCCGCTCAGATCCACAGAAAAACTTTGCGTGGTGGCGCAACTCACATTGTTTGCTCTCCTGAAGTTGCAAACATTCTTGAGTTTACTGCTGGTTTCCGTGCAAACGTAACTGCTGATGCTGACAAAGGTGACATTGGTGCTGTTAAGGTTGGTTCTTTGAACCGTAAGTTTGACGTTGTCGTTGATCCTTACTTCCCACGTAATGTTATCTTGGTTGCTCGTATCGGATCTTCTTTCCTTGAAAGTGGATATGTGTATGCACCATACGTGCCACTGCAAACTACACCAACGATCTTCGGACCAGAAGACTTCGTTCCTAGAAAGGGTGTGATGACCCGCTATGCGAAGAAAATGGTTCGTCCTGATATGTATGGCTTGGTTATCTGCCGTGGTTTGTTAGGAGAAAGCGGTGGATTCTAATCACTAGAATACTCGTCCTAACAAAAAGAGACCCTCGAATTTCGGTTCGGGGGTTTTCTAATTTTAACGACTATTTATTAAGACTAAAGGGCAGGATTGCCCATGATAATAATTTAAGGAGATATAAATTATGGCTAAATCTGGAAGATATTCTGCTGATAGAAAGAAAGTCGAGGCACTTACCGCCTCTAAAACAATTGAAGTTCATGACTGCGGAACAATTTTTTTCTGCGACGTTGGGGATGCAACAATGACTTTGCCTGCTGCAGCCTCTGCTGGTAATGGATGGTGGTGCAAATTTGTGCTTAGCGATGAACCTGGTACTAAATTGAGAATTGATGGCAATGGAACTGAAACTATGGTTGTTTCTGCAATTGCTGCCGATGGGGTAACACAAAATGATGGTACTTGTGTAAACTTAGACATAGATACTAATGGTGACATCGGAGACGTAGTTGAGGCCATCTGCGATGGAAGTAAGTTTTATCTCTTCGCTCTGGTTAAGGCAAACGCTGCAACTACGGCAAATACCTAGAGGTGATTAATGGGAAAACGTGCTAAACGCGCCCGCACATTGTTAAAACGTATGAGCATCTTGGGGGAGGCTCCCTCTCTCGAGACCGCTCGCCGTTTTGGTATTGAACGAGAAGTTCAAGCGGAACTGGATCGTCGCCAGTCAATAATCGACGAAGAAAATAGAATTAAAGCTGAAGCCGAAGCAAAACGCGTTGCCGAGGAAAAAGCAAAAGCTGATGCCGCTGCCAAAAAGAAAGCAGAGGAAGAAGCAAAAAAGAAAAAAGAAGCTGAAGCCAAAAAGAAGGCTGCTCCAAAAAAGAGAGCAACTAAAAAGAAGGCAGAAGCTAAAGATAAAGAATAAGTTTGTTATTCATGTACCTCCTTTGACCTCCGATGTTCAGCGTCGGAGGTTTCTTTTTTTCGCAACTAATTAATGGGACGGAGGATCGCACATGTCATTTCCTGAATTAACACCCACATCTACGACTTCTGCCATTACTTTGCCGGTAACTTCCAGCGATACAGCTGCTATAATAACTGGTTCTTTGGCAGTAGGTTTTTACACAAGCACAGCATTTGTAAGCGGTGCCATGGCACAAGTTGCATACACTTACAAGAGGCTTGGGGGAGATGTACTCGATATTGAACTAACAGCCAAAAACGTCTATAATCACTACGAGGAGGCCGTTTTAGAATATAGCTATATCGTGAACCTCCATCAAGCTAGAAACTCCTTAGGAAGCGCTCTAGGTGGCCCTACAGGGTCATTTGATCATAAAGGAGACATTACATCAGGCGATGGAGTATCACTAAAATATCCAAAGTTTCAATTCGATTATGCTTTTAGAAATGCTGATAAATTTTCATCAGAAGCAATTGTTGGAGGCACAGAACCAATCTATTCTGCTTCTTTAGACAGAGTAAACAATCAATCAGACTACGACTTACAACAAATTGTTTCTAGCTCTCAAGGAGATTCGGCATGGTCCGGTATGGGCAACAAAAGAATTAAAGTTAGACAAGTATATTTTGTTACTCCAAGACAAATGTGGAGATTTTATGGGTATTATGGTGGTCTTAATGTTGTTGGAGACTTTCACAACTATGGTCAATATGCTGATGACTCAACATTTAACGTCATACCTCCATGGCAAAACAAAGCGCAAGCAATTGCATACGAAGATCACCTTTATACAAGAACATCACACTATTCTTATGAGATTGTCGACAACAAACTAAGGCTTCACCCGACACCAGACTCTACATCGCCTGAAAAATTTTGGTTTAGATTTACAGTTGAAAACGATGGGGGAGCTTTTGCAACAGGATCATATGATTCAGGGGTAGATGGCATTAACAACATGAATACTTTACCAATGGAAAACATTGCCTTCGACAAAATTAATTCTATTGGCCAACAATGGATCAGAAGGTTTGCTCTAGCACTCTCAAAAGAGACCCTAGGACAAGTTAGAGGAAAGTTTGGAGGTAATGTGCCTATACCTGGTGACAACGTCTCCTTGAACGCCACAGAGCTTCTCAATCAGGCTTCTGCGGAACAAACAGCCTTGAGAGAAGAACTTAATAAGCAACTTGATGAAATGTTATATTCTAAAATAGCTGAAACCGACAAGGCGATGGTCGACAATATGGATGCTATCGTTGCGAAAACTCCATTAAAGATTTTTGTGGGGTAATTTGAATGTCAGAATGGGAAAGACCAACTCAACCTCCTTCCCCGATGTTTTTCGGAGACAAGGAGAAAAACTTAGTAAAGCAAGTTAACGATGAGATCATTGAAAGAGTCGTCGGACAGCAAATTCTTTACTTTCCAATTGATATGGAAACCACAAACTTCCACCCAATTTATGGCGAGGCTATAGAAAAAAACTTTTTGCACCCAATCCGAGTGTATGCACTTGTTGAATACATGGGTGTCGAGACATCATTCATGGAAGGTATTGGTATCGACAAGAAAACCGGTCTAAAAGTCAATTTTCACAAACGAAGACTTACCGAAGATCAAAATCTATTTGTAAGAGAAGGTGATTTCGTTAGATATGGCAGTATTTACTATGAGATAGTAAAAATAAACGAACCAAAACAGTTATTTGGCCAAATTGAGTCTAGATTTGAAGTGACGGCTGAGTGTATCAGAGCAAGAGACGGAGTATTTAATGGCAACTAAAGAATATCCATTGGAACCATCAACAATTGAGACCATTGACACGGCTATTTACAACCTTATTAATGATGATTTTAACTTACACACAAAAACCAACACTGGTTTTCGCAAAGTTCCTGTTCTTTGGATGTCGCCTGAACGTGCTGTCAATTCTAAAGATAAAGATATTAGAGATTCTGTTGGTAAACTGAAGCTTCCTTTGATTTCTGTTGATAGAACAAGTTTTAGTAAAGACCCTACATTTAAAGGAGGTTGGCAAGCAAATGTTTTCCCTGATACGTCTGGACCTCGAGGATATAGGAAGCACCAACGACTTGTCTCAAGAAAAATAGCTCAAGCTCCAACGAGAAAATTCGCATCATCTCAAAGCGGACAATTCAATGCACAACAAAATTATCCTCGAGACAACAAAAGAATTGTATACGAAGAAACTTACGCTCCTATACCTGTTTGGGTGTCTGTAAATTACTCTGTTACATTAAGAACGGAATATCAACAGCAAATGAACGATCTAATGACACCATTTGCAACGAGAACAGGTTTAATTAACGCACTTTTTGCGGAATATAATGGACACAGATACGAAACGTTCATTCAACAAGACTTCGCACCCACTAACAATACAGCCAACCTTGCAGAGGACGAAAGGATGTTTCAAACTAAAATCGATTTGAAAGTTCTTGGTTATCTTCTTGGAGATGGCACAAATGAAGAAGCTCCAAAAGTAACTGTCAGAGAGACGGTGACAGAGGTAAAACTTATTAGAGAAAGAACAATCGTCGGAGACTCAAAACCATGGGAATCAGATGACGATAGTTTTAGGGACTTTTAATGACTTTGACTTCTAGGGCTACTATTTATTAGGAAAATGATTTTATAAGGAGATAAATCGATGGCTAAAAAATTTGATTTTCTTTCACCCGGAATTGAAATCCGCGAGATTGACCAAAGCTTCCTACCACAAGAAGCAGAAGCAACAGGCCCAATTATTATCGGTAGAACCAGAAAAGGTCCCGCTAACAAACCTGTAAAAATTAGAAATTTAGATGACTATGTATCTGTTTTTGGACTTCCTATTCCTGGTGGTGCAGGAGCACAAGGAGATGTTTGGCGTGATGGAAATACAACTGGTCCAACTTATGCATCTTATGCAGCACAAGCATGGTTAGCATCAGAAAATTCTCCCATTACTGTTGTAAGAATAGCTGGAGATCAGCACCCTCAAGCAACAGATGCAGGTAAAGCCGGATGGAATCTAGGCGGGGATATTACCACTAATGTTGATACAAATTCAACTGGTTATGGTTTATTTTTAATTGAATCAGCCTCAGCTGATTCAATGACTACTGGATCTTTAGCAGCTGTATTCTACGTAAAAGAAGGATACCTTGCCTTGTCAGGAACTGCAGCAGGTAGCTCAGACTTAGTTGAACAAGCTGGAACACTTGTTGAAAGTGTCGGATCAAACTGTGAATTTAAATTAGTAATTAGTGGATCTGGTGTTGCAAAGAAAACTCGTAACTTTAATTTTTCTAGAAACTCCACAAAATACTTAAGAACCGTATTTAACACAAATCCACAATTGGTTAATGGGCTTACTACTCCTTCTGCTCAAAAAGAAAATTATTGGCTTGGAGAGTCTTTTGCTCGTGAAGTTGACGATTTAGGACTTTCTAGCAATGCTCGAGGCACAGTATATGGTATCCTTTTACCTCTTCAAAGCGGCTCTGCTAGCACCTACAATTGGGGTGCTCACAAAGAAGCTGCAGCAGAAGCATGTTCTGGTTGGGTAATTTCTCAACAAGAAAAAGGCCAAGTTGATTTGTTTAAACTTAAGTCTCTTCATGTTGGCGAGGACATTCAAAAAGACTATATGATTGCGATTGAAAATATCTCAGCACCTGCCAATGCCGTCGCTAATCCATATGGAACATTTACCGTGGCAATTAAAACATTGTCTGGTCAGACTGTTGAAAGATATACGGGTCTCAATTTTAACCCATCATCTCCTGATTATATCGCTAAAAGAATTGGTGATCAATACTTGGAATGGGATGAGACAGATCGTCGTTACAGAACTTATGGAGACTTCCAAAATCAATCAAACATCGTTTATGTTGAATTAAAACAATTCATTAAAGATGGTGGTGGACAAGGATTCTTACCTGCTGGTTTCAAAGGGCCAGTTCGACCAAAAGGATTTACTCTTGTTTCTGGATCTTCTGGACCAAATGCACTGGGTGATACCACTGACGATAAAACTCCGGCAACCGCTACGCTTAAGATTGATGACTCTAGAAAAATACAAACTGGTACTGGTATGATAATTTCTGCGGGTACTGACGCAGGCGGTGGTGGTGTCTTTGTTGATGTCAACACCAAAACGGCACTTGATACTGATGCTTTTACAATTGCTTTTGGAGGAGTCAATGCTGCTATAAAAGGTTCAAATGGAACTTCTTTAGCTTCAAAATCCATTGAGTTTGTTTTTAAAAACGCAGCGGATGTTAGTGGAGAAACAGTAGGAGTAAATCAAATAATGATATCCGCATGTAACAACGATGGTTCTAATTATGCCGATGTTGCTACTGTTGCTACAATAATTGCAGCAGTAATTAATGGTGATCAAAATAATTCTGCATTTGATGTTGCTAATAGAACTTTTAGTCAAGCAGTAAAATTTGGTACTGATGTTTCTGGACTTTTAGCAACTCCAACAAATGGTGGAGACCCTGATAGTGTATTTGTTGCCTCTGTAGTAAACACAAGTGGCGTTAAAATACAACTTCGTGGTTCACAAGGGGTTGACTCTGGAACAAATGCTGCAAACTTTGGAGCATACGGGGGTGCATGGGCCTCAACAATATCTCATGTTAAGGTTACTTCTACAAGTTCTGATCTTACTAATGATGGTAGTGGTGATCAAACAACAGTAACAGCTGGTGACGCTACAAACGCTACAACAATTACAGTTACTGATGGTGCAGGATCTGCTAACGTTTTAACTGCTAACGTTGATTTCTTTGTTGATGGCAATGACAGTGATGCGACAGCAATCGATAATACAGTGAGCAATTTGGCCACTGTTATTGATGGTTTATCCGCATTCACTGCTGCTGGAGATGCCTCTACCAATACTATAACCATTACTCATGCTATTGCTGGTTCTGTTGGAAACAGTGCGTTGTTAGAGTTCGCAAATGGTGCTTCAGGTACATTCACAAACCAAGGAAATGCAGACGATACATCAGAAGCATTTACAGGAGGCTCAGACACAACTGATGACTTTGCTGGTGCTTTTGTAAGAGGAAACGCTTCAATGCCATCTGCTGGTGGTGTTGCTGGAGTGTTTGTTGACGGTCCAACAGACTTTACTGCTTCTTTCTTATTCCCTTCTCTCGCTCTTCGTGGAGACGGAACGGAAGGTGGAGCACCAGACCCATACCGTGCTTACTACGGTATTCGACCAAAGATATCAACAACGTCTAATCAATACGATCCAGATTACTGTGATTACCTAAGAAGATTGCCTGCGGGTATTGACAATTATGTTGCATCTGGTGACTTTGAACATTCATTCACATTTACTTTGGATGATCTCGTGATTAACACATCAACCAACACAGTTACTTATACTGCTGACTCTCATGGTTCGACTTCTTATACAACCTTGAATACATTCGCAGACCTTCTTAATTTAAATGTTCGTCAATTCTTAATGCCTCTTCACGGTGGTTTTGATGGATTTGACGTAACAGAAAAAGAACCTCTTCGTGATGACCTTATTTCTTCAACAAGAAGTGACACAACAGACTACATTCACTACACAATCAACAAAGCATTAGACGCCGTTAAGGATCCTGAAGTTGTTCCTGCAAACATGTTGTTAATTCCTGGTATCAGAAAGCCAGTAATTACCGACAGAGTTATTGATACCGCTGAAATGAGAAAAGATGTTCTTGCAATTGTTGACCTTGAAGGCGATTACAAACCATCGGCAGAAAGAGTAGTGGCTGATACTGACTCTAGCGCACTTGGCTCAGTATCCACAGCAGTTTCTAATATCAAACAAAGAAACCTCAACTCTTCTTATGCATGTGCTTTTTACCCATGGGTTCAAGCTTCTGATAACTTGAATGGCGGAAACCTTGTGTGGCTTCCTCCTTCAGTCGCTGCACTCGGTGCTTTTGGTCGCTCAGAATCTAGATCAGAACTTTGGTTTGCACCTGCTGGGTTTAATCGTGGAGGTCTTGGTTCTCTCGGCGGGCCTCGAGGACCTAAAGTTCTTCAAGCAAGACAAAGACTTGACTCAAAAGAAAGAGATTTGCTTTATGAAGTTAACATTAATCCAATCGCCACATTCCCTGCTGAAGGTGTTGTAGTGTTTGGACAAAAAACTCTTCAAGCGGATGCGTCTGCTCTGGATAGAATTAACGTTCGTCGTTTGGTTCTTTACCTCAAAGCAGAGGTTTCCAATATTTCTAGAAATCTTCTGTTCGATCAAAACTTAGAGACGACTTGGAATAGATTCAAAGCAGAAGTTGAGCCTCTTTTAAGTTCAACAAGATCTAGATTTGGATTAAGCGACTATAAAGTAGTTCTTGATGAAACTACTACAACTGCTGACTTAATTGATCGCAATATTATGTATGCGAAGATCTATATTAAGCCAGCCCGTGCCATTGAATATATTGTTGTTGACTTTGTCATCACAAATACCGGTGCGGATTTCACATAAAGAACTAATTAATAGAAAATAGGAGACTAATATTATGGCATTTTGGGGAGACACATTATCGGCTGATCAAGACGATCCTAAAAGAAAGTTTAGATGGCGAGTTAGCTTTGGCGGAGTCGGTGGTGGCGATGTCGTATGGTTTGCGAAAACAGTATCTAGACCAGAAATGACAATTGCCGATACTGAACATAAATTTTATGGACATACGTTTAAATACCCGGGCTCAGTGACATGGAATGACATTGAAATAGAACTTGTAGATCCTGTGTCACCTGATGCTGCTAAGCAAACATTGGATATTTTTCACAGATCTGGATATCGTTATCCTAATGAAAACTACAAAACGCCCACTGGAGAAGGATTTAAGTCAATGACGAAAGGATCTGCTGTTCAGGGATTAAAGTCGTTTGAAATAAAGCTTTTGAACGGCGAAGGTGTAGCAGTTGAAACTTGGAATCTTCACAATGCATTTTTATCAAAAATTGCTTTTGATCAACTCGATTATGCTGCTGATGACTTAACGTCAATCTCGCTCACGGTTAAGTATGATTGGGCTAAGTTCACAGGAGCTGGAGGTGTTGAGAACATCTTTGTTCCAAACGGTGGATATACTCCATCTGATAATTAATAGGAGCAATCAATGACATGGTGGGGCGAAGCACACAATTCTAAATCTAAAAATCCGAAATTCAAGAACAAGTTTCTAGTTGAATTTGGAAATGGTGGATATAAATACGCCGTAAAAACTGTGTCAAAGCCCTCCGTATCTATTGAGAAAAAAGAATACCGGATGATTAATCATTTTTATAATTATCCGGGTGTTCCAAAGTGGGATCCTATAACAATTAAGTTTGCGGATGCCTTTCTTTTTGATCAAAAAGACTTCAACCGTTCTGTCGGTGGGTCTTTGTGGGAGATGCTTTTAGCAACAGGGTATGTCACTCCTTCTGACGTAAGATCTACAAGTAGCGTGTTGCCTGTTGTATCACCAGAGAAAGCAGCTAGTATAGCCAAGTCTTTCGGAGGTTATTTATATATACATCAATTAGATCCCGGTAAGCCATTTATGCAAACACTGGACAAAGCAGTGGAAGAAGCGCTAACCACCGGCGGTGGAGTTCCGAATACACCTCCTTCACAAAAAAAATCAGAAGGTCTCCCAATCGTTGATACTTGGAAGTTGTTTAATCCTATCATTACAAAAATATCATGGGGCGACTTAGATTACGGCGACGACAATATTGTAGAATGCACTTTAGAAATTGCATATGACTGGGCTGAGTTTACAGCACCTGAACAAGAATAAGCATCGGAGTTTAAATGCGCAGAAATAATGAAGAACGGCTCATGGGTGGCCATAAACCCACACATACGGAAGAGGCACCGTCAATGCCAAATCCAATGGACTTTGTCACACCAACGGAATTTGTTGAACTTCCATCTCAAGGAAAGTATCCCGAAGGACACCCCTTGCATGGAAAAGAAACAATCGAGATTCGTTATATGACAGCGAAGGATGAAGATATTCTTACAAACAGATCTCTTCTTAAGAAAGGTCTTGCTCTTGACCGTTTGATCGAGAATCTTATTGTTGATAAAAGCATCAATTCAAGATCTCTTTATATGGGAGATCGGAATGCAATCGTGATTCACGCAAGAGCCTCGGCTTACGGAACGGATTATAAAGTAAATCTTGCTTGCCCTTCATGCGGAGAAGAGTCAAGATTTACATTTGACCTCACAAAGTTTGAGACCTTCTATGGGCACCTTGACGAGGACGTAGACCTCATTGAAAACGGTGATGCCACCTTCACATGCACTCTTCCTAAAACGCAGATAAAAGCTAGATTTCGGCTTTTAAATGGTTATGATGAAGTTGCTATGGCAAAAGAAATGAGCAAAAAGAAAGATGACAACTCAACAGTTACGAGTCAGATGAGAAAATATATTGTTGATTTTAACGGCTACAAAGACGAGAAAACAATCAACTACGTAATCGACAACATGGTCGCGACAGACTCAAAATTCTTAAGGTCATGTGTCGCCTTAGCCACACCAGATGTTCTTATGAAGCAAGAGTTTACATGTAAACATTGTGGACACGAAGAGGAGGTCATGGTTCCATTTGGGACCGAGTTTTTTTGGCCTGAGTGATGAGTATATGGAACAAGTTTACGAATCATTTTTTACTTTGAAACATTATGGCGGATGGTCGTTGTTTGAATTATATAATCTTCCAATCGGTTTAAGAACATGGTGGCTTGAAAGAACCATTGAAGAATACAAAAAAGAAGCGGAACAAATGAAAAAGTCTTCGCGTTAACAGATGCTCGGGTTATCCCGAGCATTTTGTTTTTTAAACTAATTATTGAACAAACGAGGGCTTATTTATGGCAGCAGGCGACGATCCAACAGAAGAAGAAACAAAAGCGGCAGCAAGAGCAGCAAAAAAACTACAAGAAACAATTGATTCGATTTCTGATAGCTTGAATCCTGAAAAACTAATCCAACTTCAGGAAGAACTAGTTTTAATTCAAAAAGCAAGAATTGAAGCTGAAACAGCGATTGTCAAGAGTCTCCAAGATCAACTAGCTGCTGCGCAAGATACATTTGACAAAGAAACAGAAAACAGTAGAAAAGAATTTAAAAGAAAAGCTGAACTAGAAGCTGCTATAAACAAAATTAAAGCGGGCGAACTGAAAGAAGCCGAAAGAATCCTCAGAGACATTAAAAATCCGAACACCAAAAAAGAAGAAAGAGACTTTAGAGATGCGCTTAAAAATATAATAGCATCAGAAAAAACTCGCAAATCAAGAACAAAGCCCGACAGCAGCCCATTTGATATGTTGGATGACTTCTTAACTAAAGATCAAATAGAAAACCTAAAAGAAGCAGGAATTAGCTTGCAAGATTTTTCAACCGAATTGGATGGAACAAAAGCAGAAATATTCTCTCTACAAGGAGCCATGGGTAAAGCTTTTGGTAAATCTTCATTTGCAACTCAAATAATTGACTCGACAACTTCAATGAAAAAAACAGTTGATAATTTAGGCGCAGCTTACACCAATTTAAGGGAAGGGGGGTTAGGCCGACTCAACGCTGGTTTTACAATTTTTAGAAACTCTATAGCTATGGCATCTCCATTGATTACTATTTTTGTATACAAAAAATTATATGATTTTATAAAAGCAACAATGAGTCTAGGGCTCGAGTTAGACAACATGTCCAAAAAAATTCAAAGTTCTACTGGATTTGTAGGCGACTTTTCTCAATCCCTAAGAGAAACTTCATATGATTTGGCTAGGGCGGGAGTTTCAATTGAAGATGCTTCCGGAGCCTATACTGCCATAGCGAAAGGACTATCTGAATTTAAACCTAGCAACCGTGCGAACTTTAAAGGAGTCGTTGAAGACACTGCCTTACTAGCTAAACTTGGAGTCGGCGTTGACGATACAGCTAAGGCTATAGATTTTTTCTCCAGAGCCATGGGAGAAAGTGTCGAACAAGGGGCCGCACTGACAAGAAATATTGCCACGATGGGTAGACAAATTGGTATTACAACACAAAAGGCCATGGCAGATTTTGCATCATCGTTAGATCGCTTATCCATGTTTGGTAAAAATAATATCAAAGTATTCAAAGAACTATCCGCCGTTGTAAAAGCAACTGGCTTAGAAATGTCAACATTAACAGGAATCGCTGAGACATATGACAAATTTGAATCAGCAGCAGATTCGGTTGCAAAACTAAATGCAGTCCTGGGAACCCAGTTGTCAACAATTGAAATGATGAACGCAACAGATTCTGAAAGAATTGTAATGATGCAAAAACAAGTCATGTTGCGAGTTGGAACTATGGACGACTTTGAAAAATTAAACAAATTTGAAAAAATGTATATCGCTCAAGCAATGGGAGTCAAAAGTGTTGCCGAAGCTCAAAGACTATTGAGAATGGATCCGGATGAATATAAAAATTATACAGATGCCATGGAAAAACACAATATGACACAAAATGAACTTAAAAAATCTCTAGAAGATTTAACGCCTATTGTGGACAGAGTAAAGCTCGCAATGACCCAATTCATGTTATCAATCAAGCCTCTCATAAATTATGGAATTAGATTAACTGAAGCATTTTCAAATTTTTTCACCCAGATTGCGGATGATAAATCTTCGGGTGCTGCGTTTGTTTTCTATGCCGTCCTAGGATTAATTGCTGTAGCAATGGGAAAACTGGGTATTATCGTAGCCGGCGTTGCATTCGTTCTATATCTTTTAACAGAAGGTTTTATAGCCTTGTTTGGCGTAGCTCATGAAACAAATTCTCCCGCAAATTATTTGCTTCCCGGTGTAATGGGCGATGGGTTTCGTGACATGGCTGATGGCATTGATGGAGCCACTGGATCGATGAGTGGCGCTATAAAGTCTCTTGAAGGATTCTATGGGATCATGCACAAGCCCGGTTCTCCAATGCTTTATGCTTTGCCCGAGAACTTTGCCGAAGGATTTGTAAGCATCGGAGAATCTGTCGCAAAAGCAACAGCTCAATTAAACGAATTTGTGTCTTTGATGATTAAAGTTGCTCAACTTGACTTTAAAGGCTTCATTGCTTTGAGAACGGACTCAAGCGGAACCTCAATGGTAATGGGATCCGAGAGTGTCTTAACAAGCATCAGCGAAGGAAAACTGAGGGTTGATGTCAACATGCCAGAAATATCAATGCCTGAGATAAACGTGAAAGTTTTCATTGGAAAAGATGAGCTTAAAAATATTATCAGAACAGAAGCCGAAGTTGCTAGTAAGAAAAGTTTACTTGGGAGAAGATAATGTCAAGAATTCCTTCAGAATACACTCCTTATAATTTATCGGGGATTACAGCTACGCCTATTCCCGGTGATTTCAGAGCTTACGGCTCTGATTACTCTGAGGCTGCAGGACACGTTCTTTATATTGGTTCTGTGCCCACCGAAAGAATGGTTGTTTTTAAAGCATTTTTTGAATCAATAA